TTCTAACATTGATCTACCATATGGTAAAAAATTAGAATCAGATATCATTCTGAAATGTGCGACTTCAAAGACATCATATTTAACATTTTCAGAAATAGTATGTTGAAAATTTATTTCATATTCTCCTGTTTCAGCATTAAACTCTTCCATACGTTCTACTTCATATGCTGATAATGGTCTTGCATTTAAAATACCAATTTCATCTGCTACATCTAATTTTAAAAAGAAATCTCCGTATTTGCATAAATTACGGATCCAGGGCCACATATTAAATTCAATATTTAAAACATCATAAAATAAATTATATAATATTTTTTGTATATGGGTTTTATTTGTTTTAATTGTTAATATATCTCCAAATTGATCTTCTAATGTAGATTCGTCAGAATATATATCTAATGCTGAAGAAATAATAGGATCTTTATCCATCATTTCATAATCAACATATAATTGTTTTCTATTTTGTTGAGAATAATAATTTGCGTCATATCCGCCATAAGCAGATCCATAAGATCCATATCCATGTTTATTTGTTCCATGTAATCTAGAATATCGATCTGTAATTTTACTCTGTGCTATATTACCGGTAGATTGTAATCTATTTGTATCTACAACACGTAATTTGTCTTTACCATATTTTCTAACAATTACGTTTGTACTAAATAATCTTTGTAATCGTTTTCTTAATGATGCCATAATATTTTCTTTTATTTATTATAAATATAACTAACTACAGAAGCCATGTTAAATTTTCATTATCTTGACCATTATTCCAATCCCAACTGTCATTTGGATTCTGATCTTTGTTTGTATAAATACTATAATCAGTTTTTTGAAATTTAGATAAAGCTCGTTTATTTAATTCAATTCCTTGTTGTCTTAATTTTAAACTTGTATCTCGTAACCATAACGCAATAGCAAAACTCATTACTAAATCGTCATTATATCCTATTTGTGCTTGAGGTTTACTATTTAACCATACAAATACAAATAATTCTTGTATCAATCTTTTTGAATGTATAATAGGACTCTTTTCTCGCATATACATTTCTAATGCAGATATCATTAATGGTCTTGTTCTCGATGTAGTAGAAACTCCTGGAACCATTTGTGATTTATCTTTTTGATCATAACCTTTTCTTAGTTGTATATCTAAGTCTACATATCCATCATCTTTATATGTATAAAATAAATTTTCATAACTTCTATCTAATGCTGGTTGTATTGCGGCCCAACCAATATTTGCATTTTCAATTGCTAGTAATGCATTGTTCCATTCTGTTGCAACCGTTACTAACATATTACCAAAATCTTTTGGAGGAATTTTGCCTTTATATTCTGCAACTTGTTTTATTGACTGCACTTCAATTACATGAAATGCCGACCAATCTGCTCCATCTCCCCTAGCAACATCTGCTACTACTAAGTAATCTTTTGAATAATCTGGATATTCCCAAATCCAATATCCATTGTCATATCCTCTTTTTTCTATCGGCTCAATACATTTAGTTTCATATTCTTGTAATATTAAACCATCTACTACAGTATGTCCAGAAGATATAAAATCGCAATCACATTCTTGAGCTGCTCCTCTTTCTCCTAGTAATTGTGTTTGTTCATCTCTCCATGATTGATCTCGTTCTGGATGCAATTTCCAATCTAACTTAATTGTTTGGAATCCATTAACACCAGTTTCAGCATCTGCCCATGTTTGATGAAACCAATTACCAATACCATTTGGAGTAGATAACACAATGGCTCCTCCACCAGTAGATAATGTTGCTTGAGAAGCTACCCATATTTCTTCAATATTTCTAATAAATGCAGCTTCATCAACTATTAATAATGATAATGCTTCTGATCGTGCTCCGGTTGATGCACTAGATATTGCTTTAATTTGCGAGCCATTTGCAAATTTTAACGATAATTTATTATTTGTAACTATATTCGTTTTTAGCCAGCTTGGTAAATTTTCATTCATTATTTGAACTTTACTTACTAAGTTTTTAGCGACATCTTGGGTAGTTGCTATAACTAAAACGTTGAAGTCTTCATTAAATAACATTGACCATAAAGCATATCCTGCAGATAATGTTGATATACCTAACTGTCTTGATTTTAGAATAACATTGTATCTATTATTTTGTAATGTAGTTAATGATTCTTCTTGGAATGGAAATAAGTTAAACTTAATTTTTCCTTTTGTAGGATGTTGAATATAACAAAATTGCCGCATAAAATATACAGGATCTTCTGCACATTTTTTATACTGCTCTTGAATTATTTTTTTTATATTTTGTTTTTCGCTCACTGAACTACTTCAACAATCATTTTTCCTGTTAATACCGCAGTTAATATTCCAGAACCAAACCATATAACTTTATGATCATACCATTTTGGTTTTAAATATTTTTCTCGCTGTATATACAATTCTATATTATTATTTAATAATTCTATTTTCTTATTTGTATATAATAATTCAATAGAATCTAATTTTCCAATTGTTTCTAATTCAGATATCAATGCATCTTGTTGTGAAATAATTTTAGTATTAATTGAATCTAAATAATACAATGAATCCAATGTTTCTGAAATTTCTATTATTTCATTTTCTGTAAAACAAGTATCTGGCATTTGTCCAAAAAGAAACAATGGCCATAATAATATTATAATAAAATATTTTTTCATTTCCTAATTTTCTTTTTGATATTTGCTTTTGCACTTTTAACTGATTTTTTTGGTGCTGCTTTTTTTGGAGCTGCTTTTTTTGCTTTAGTAGAAGCTATTTGTTTTTTTGTTGTTGTTACTTTTTTCTTTGCAACAGTTTTTTGTTTTTTAACTTCTTCTATTTTTCCATCTAATTTATTAACATTAACATTGTTATCATCAATTTTCTTTTTTGCTTGTTCAGCTTTTTTATTATTTGATTTTTTTCCAAAAATAAATATTAATCCAAATATACCAGCAACAACGCCAGCAATAATTTTCCATGTTTTTTTAATCATTGTTTTTTTCCTTTTTATTTAAGTTTTCTAGAAACTTGGTTTTAAAATTTGTAAATTCATTTTCTATTTTTTCTTCAAATTCTTTAGGTGTCATTTTAGCAGACCAATGTTCCAATTGTCCATCTGCATTCATAACTGTACTAGATGCTTGAGTATATACTTCTTTTAACATTTCAACATCTTGTTCTGCTCGCTTCAACCAAGACATTGCATTTTCAGTCATTTTTTGACGTTCATATTCTTCGTATTTTCCTTGTTTTTTTAATTCATGCTCCATATCAATAACACAATCTAAACACATACCATGTATAATACGCATTTTTTCATCAACTGGCCCAAAGGTTGTTTTGCAACAATCTTTTTTACAATTAGGATATGAATTAAGATATTGTTGTACTTCTGCAGAGATTGAATTTTTTGGTTTTTTTACTCGGAATCCATTTTGTTGTTCTATTGTATATATAGTACCATTTATTTCTTCTTCCCATATTTCTCCTATTTCTCGACGCTTGTTTTTTTCTGCTTTCTGTTTAGCATCAGTAAATCCGTGAGTTTTTTTAGTTTGAAATGCATGAGTACCATCCAACATTTTCTGGATGGCTTTGATGTTTTGTAACTTTTTTGCCATAAAATTTAAAATATTAAATTAATATATTATAGATCTTTAGGATCCATTTTTTGTAATGATCGATCTACTAATCTTTTCATGAAAGCTAAAAATTGTATTTTACCTCTAACATCTTTTTCATTTAAAAATTGATTAATAGTTTTCATCATTAATGTAACTTGTGCTAATGTTCCAGGCTTTTGTTCTAGTGCTTCTAAAAATTTAGAAACTCTAGGATCTCCTGTGTCTCCTGGTTGAGAATCAGCTCCGCCTTCTGGTTCTGCAGGTACGTCTGGTTCTGGAGCAACTTCTGGTTCTGGTGTAACTTCTGGCTCGGCCGGCATAGGACTATCTGCAGGTTCAGCTGGTGCTTCAGGAGCAGGAGCCGGCTCCGGTGTATCTGCAACTGGTTCTTCTACAGGTTCTTCTGTTGGTTGCTCTATATCGTCAGTTTCTTTATTTTCTTGTTCTGATAAAAATTTAACAACTTTTCTTTTTACAATTTCTTTTACCAATTGTTCTTTTTGCTCTTTAGTTAGTTTTTCTATTTGTGTCATATAT